CTCGTTATGAGCACGGGGTAACTTTTGATTTGATATGCTCAAAATTCTCTAAAGGCATGTCAAAGGCGAAGTTAGCAAAAGAAGTTTCTACTACAATAACAATATTAGACAAGAGAATAAAGCAAGCTGGATACAAAAACTATACTGATTTTTCAAGTTCTTATGAAAACATGAAAGTTGTTTCTATAGAGCTAGGTGAAATCATTCCTCTATACGACCTGACGGTTGACGGTTATAAAAATTTTGCAACAGATTCAGTGATATCTCATAACACTGCCGAAATTGCAGCAGCAATGGACATCTATGCTGACGAAACCGTCGCACAAGATGACAAAGGTAGAGTTCTTCACATCTATTCTGATGACGAAAAAATAAGAGAAATTCTTGAAGACTTATTTTATAATATCATAAATGTTGAATTTAATCTACGCTCTTGGGCGAGAAACCTTGTTAAATACGGAGACTTTTTTCTTTATAATGATGTCTCACCAACTCAAGGAGTCGTTCACTCATTTCCTATTCCTGTTAATGAGATAGAACGTGAAGAAAATTATGATCGTGAAGATCCGTTTGCCGTTCGATATCGTTGGTCAACTTTAGGGAATAGAACATTAGAAAATTGGGAAGTTACTCATTTTAGATTGTTGGGTAATGACATGTTTCTTCCTTATGGATCTTCATTAATCGAACCAGCAAGAAGAATTTGGAGACAGCTAGTTCTTCTTGAGGATGCAATGCTTGTTTATCGTATCGTCCGAGCACCTGAGCGGCGTGTATTTTATATTGATGTAGCCAACATTCCTCCAGAAAACGTTCCGATGTATGTTGAGGAACAAAGAAAAAATCTTAGAACTAATCCAGTCGTTGATAGATCAACCGGGCGTGTGGACCTTCGTTATTCACCTCTCAGCGTTGAAGATGATTATTTTATTGCAGTTCGTGGTGGAGAATCTGGAACTAAGATTGATACGCTTACTGGAGGTTCAAACGCCGCCACTGTTGAAGACGTTCAATACATGCAAAAGAAACTTTTTGCAGCGTTGAAAGTTCCTAGAGCTTATTTGGGTTACGATGAAATGTTGTCTTCTAAGGCAACATTAGCGCAAGAAGACATTCGTTTTTCTAGAACAATAGCTGTAATTCAAAAAACTTTGATATCAGAGTTGAATAAACTTGCTATTATTCATTTGTATTCACATGGATATGATGGTGAAGATCTTCAAAACTTTACTTTACGATTGTCTAATCCGTCTACAATTGCGCAACAACAAAAGCTTGAGTTGTGGAAGTCTAAGTTTGAAATTGGAGGGGCTCTTCCTGAAGGAATGGGTAGCAGAAGATTTGTTCAACGAGAAGTTTGGGGCCTCAATGATGAACAAATTGATGAAATTGATAAACAACGTTTGAAAGAAAAAATCGCTGATTTAGGTATTGAAGGCGCCCAAGCAGATAGTAGCGGAGAAGAGCCACCTGCAGAAGCAGAGCCTACGCCAAAAGAAACCTCAGAACCTGAAGAAGGTGGAGAGAAAGAGCTATTTTCAGGTGATGACGTAGCTGATGAGGCACCCGTCACAGCTAAACTATTGATGTCTGGTGATATAGATGATGATGTTTTGTCTTCATTGGATGAAAAAGAAAAAAACAATTTACCAATCAAGGCTGGCTCTAGAATAAACAAACAAAAAAAGCATAAAAATACAAAAGATATGCCTGATTTTTCAAGAATGTTAGATGCTAGGAATAATTCATTTTCTGATGTTTCTGATAAAAAATTTAGAGATAAATTTATTAGTGACCCATTCGGCGAATCGACATCTTATAAAAAACAAACGATGACCTCATTATCACCTGATGTGCTATCAACACTTAAGAAAATGTCTAATTCTTTACAGGCAGTTGTACAACCGAAACAATCAAATGGATTACTTCTTGAAAGTCAAGAAGAAATAGATTTAAATATTGATGAATGAATTGATAATTATTCACTACAGGTTGTGTGAAATCATGAAAGGATCCGACCACTAATGTCGATTCACAATAAAAAAAGAAATACAGGATTATTATATGAATTCCTTATTAAAACAATTTCAAAATCGCTTGTTGATGATGATAAGAAAAAATCGGCTAAAGCTTTAAAAATTGTTAAAACTTATTTTAAGCCTGGTACCGAGCTTTATAAAGAGTTTAGATTGATTAATTCAATTATAAAAACTACAGTAAGCTCTGATGCCGTCGCAACATCTATTCTAGGCGAGGCAAAGATAGCTTTAAGATCTCAAGACGTCGATTTGTTGGATAGAGAAAAATCTTTATTGATTAGATCAATAAATCATCAATTAAATGATGAAAACTTTTATGATCAACACATCGCTGAATATAAAACGTTTGCAACGATTCAAAATCTTTTTAATAATTGGCGTTCAAAATCTCCTGATTTACTAAAAATGGCTAAATATGAAGATCATGTGGTAAATTGGTTGACTACACCTAAACAAGAGCCTTCTGAACATGTTGTCTCAGAAAATTCATCCAATGGTTCTAATCGTCTTTTAATGAAGATTATGATGAAGAAGCTTGGCGAAAAGTATGATTCTACCTTGACAAATGAACAAAAGTCCCTCATCAAGGCTTACGCATTTTCCGCTGCAAATGACGAGAATAAGACCATCCTTCTTAAGATCAACGAGATTCGTGAGAAGCTTTTAAATTCGATTGAATGTTACATTTCTCAAAAGACTGATGAAGAAAAGTATCTTACAAACAAGTTAACAGAAGTTAAGTCTGGGCTTTTAAACGAGATTAAAAATGTTGATGATTCTGTGGTTGCAGAATACATGCTTTATATCAAGCTTATTGATGAGTTGTCAGGAGGAGAAAATGTCTGATTTACGCTTAATTAATTCCTATCAAGTTTTTGATTATACTCCTGATATGATCAAGGAGGCACGAGAGGCCAATTCAGGTAAGATTGTTATGAAAGGTATTCTTCAAAAGTCTGATACCTTAAACCAAAACGGTCGTATCTATCCCCATCCTGTTCTTGAACGTGAGGTTCGTAACTACCAAAAATTTATTATTGAAAATCGCGCATTGGGAGAATTAGACCATCCTGATTCCTCTGTCGTTAATTTGAAGAACGTGTCTCACATCGTTCGTGAGGCTCATGTTGATGGTGACGTCGTCTATGGAACTGTTGAGATACTTGATACGCCTTCCGGAAAGATCCTTCAGTCTCTAGTTGAGTCAGGAGTAAAGCTCGGCATTTCTTCTCGCGGGGTTGGAACGACTAAGAAGCAAGGTGATTATCAAATCGTCCAAGACGACTTCCAGTTAATTTGTTGGGATTTTGTTTCTGAGCCTTCGACCCCTGGAGCTTTTATGATGGCCGAAGGTCGTCAAATTAATCCAGAAGAGTTACAAAAGGTATTCACAAAGTCAGATAGAATTGATAGAATACTAAACGAAATAATCACAATTAAAGGTAAATGAATCATGAAAGATCCAAGAGTAGGTTTTAATTCAGTAACTGAATTCATGGGGTCAGGTCTTCCGTGGGTTATTTCAAGCACTGCGACTACGACTGTTACTAAACATTCGTTAGATAAGGTTACGAAACATCTTAAAATTAGTAATTTAGATGCTGACGGAGTATACCTTAGAGTAGGGTTTACAGAGAACGGTATCAATGGAGTTGGAGCAAATTATTACTATAAAGTAAATGGAGGCCAAACGCTAGAATTGGACGCACGAATAAAAGAAATATTTATTAAGCGCGACGGTGCGACGGATGCAGCGTACAGCTTATATTGTGAACTTACGAACATAGATTCAGACATGATGCCGGTTTTAACTGGTTCTATAGGCGGCTCTACTTTCTGGAACGGTATAGGGTGAATATGGGTATTACTAAACAACAATTAAAGTCTATTGTTAAAGAATGTTTGGTCGAGATTTTGGCTGAAGGAATAAACACAACAAAACATTCCATTCAAGAATCTTCAACACAAGTTAAACATTCACAAAAGTCTACAACTCAGCAAAATAGTTACAAACGTGGACAGAATGTAAAGTATTCGCAAACTTTAGCTGAGACAATTAAAAGAGAATCTAACGGAAATCCCGTGATGGAATCTATCTTTGCTGACACTGCAGCAAATACATTACATACTATGTTGAATGAAAACCAGTATTCTCAACCGCCTGTTCCTGCTAGCTCAGTAGAAGGAGCTGTTTCTAGGAGTACTCCTGAACAATTGTTCGGAAATGACGTTGCTTCAAAATGGGCTGAACTAGCCTTTGCAGAAACGCCAAAGAAATTTTAATTTTTTTTTTAGTAACAATAATTAAAGTATATATATTTGCACGAGGTTTATATCATGAAGCTTACATCAGATGTTTTAAAAAAGATTATTGCAGAAGAAGTTGCCAAATTCAAAGAGTCAAAGCTCTTTGGAGACATGGAATCTACAGAGGATGCCGCGGAGGCCGCAAAAGAAGTTGAGGCTTCTGAATATGCGGATTCTCTTGAAAACCATATTAATCACTATAAGGCTCTAGGCCTCGAAGAAGCTCGTTTAATCAAGCGCCTCGGCCAAATTCACGAAGCCAAGAAGCGCGTCGCAGCAAAGGCTAAGAAGGCTAAGAAGGATAATGAAGTCAAAAAGCCTCTTGTTAAGAAGCACGCTAAGTGATTTTTTACGATTACTGAAGAATAACGGAGGATATTATGGCTGGTCAGGGAAAATATACTGTTTATGCTCCTGAGAGTAACGCGAAGAATAGTTTATTGAGCAAGTTGTTTCCTGCATCTCCGACCAGCAACTACGTTGGTAAGGAAGTTGATTATAGGGCTCTTGTCGTAAGTCAAGGCAACGCTTATCTAAAGAATGGTCTCCAACCCGGAGATTCATATTTTGGAAACGGCGTTAACATGGATTACACAGATTCTCCAAATTTAACGGCAGGAGCCGATGGGTCTTGGAAAATGGCTGGAGATCCTGCAAATGCTTATGTTCCGGATTTAACATCACCAGGTCCTGGTAAGACAGACGGAACAGAAAAGAATTCAAATCCAGAAATTAAGTCAAGCGACATTAAGCCAAATTATGTTGTCGGCGGACCAAACACTGGTACAAAGAATCCTGCTGAATATGCACAAAAAATTGCAACGCAGGTTTTAGGTGTAGAAGGTAAATTAGGAAGTTCTGATTCCGACACTTGATATAGACGGAGAAAAATAAAAATGTCGAAGCAACTTTACGAAGAAGCAATTGCAGATTTAAAAAAGGTTAAAGAAATAGCTGAAGACAATGCAAAAAGAGTAATTGTCGAAGCAGTTGCGCCTCGTATCCGAGAGTTGATTGAAAAAGAACTTCTTGGTGAATCTTTGGATGAAGAATCTTGTGATGAACCTCATGATCGTGGCTCGCCGCCACACGACACTAAAATCTTAAAAAGTAACAAAGAGTTTTCTGAAGATGATGCTTTAGAAACAGTTTGTTTTTCTGAACTTGCCTCGGCGGTACAAGAGGATGATACAAATGAAATTGATCATTCTTCATCTCCCGCAAATGTTAATGAGATGGAACAAAGATTACTTTACGTTGAAAAAATGCTTGAAACACTTTCAAGCACATCACCTGTTTTTGAATCAATTGAGTCAGATATATCACGCGTTAATGATGCGATTGATACGATTTATTCATATCTTCAGGAAAGCGTAGAGGATCCCGCCGCTAGGTTGGGTTACGGTTTGAGATTAAGAAATTATTTAGAAAAAATTGAAAAGTTGCAGGAGACAACAATGAAAAAAAATCTTTTAGGTGAAGAAAAAGTACGTATCGAACTGGACCTTCCTGGCGTCGATTTAGCAGATTCCTTGGAAGATGCAGCAGTCGAACTCGTCCTCGACGACGAGAATGATGAAGAAGGTGAAGAAGAAGAAGGTGGCGAAGGCGAAGAGCCTGTTGAGGAACCTGAAGGCGAAGGTGAAGAGCCTGTTGAGGAACCTGAAGGCGAAGGAGAAGGGCTTCTTGAGATTCTAAACCTCAGCGATGATGCAGTCGTCGAGATCGACGAGTCCATGCTTCGTCGTGAAATTGCATTAATGAAGCTTCTTCGAGAGGCCGATGAATCAGAGCATGCACCTTCCTCCGCCGGCCTCAGGCCCGCCACCGCCGAGTTCGATGACTTCGGCGGCGCCGAAGAAGAAGGTGAACCTTTAGACATGGATCTTGCCGAAGCATCATGCGGTATGGACGAGGAAATGTATGGTATGGATGAAGAAGCAAACGATCCAACAAATCCCACCGCGCTCGCCACCGCCGGCACCGCAGCCGCCGCCGCCGCTGCGCCCGACGGACAACAACTCGAAGCGCATTGTGATAAACAAGATGATGATCTCGATGAAGACGACTTATTAGAAGTTAATGTGGACGAAATAGTTTCTATGGGTCAAGCAAAAGACACCGCCGAGCCTAATACCGCGGGCAAGAATGTCCAAGGAAGACAACCTGCCAATGAGTCAGTTCGTCTACAAATGGCTAAAGAGCTCAAGCTTCAAGAATCATTACGTCTTCGTGCTTCTCAATTAAAGAAGCTTTATGCTGCCACAAAAGATGCTACAACTTTGGTTGAAGCAAGACAAGCAGCTTCCCGTGCGGCTCAATTAAAGGCTGCATACGCTGAAGCAGCCAAACGTTACAACGCCTCAGTTTCTAGGTTTAATAAACTTTCGCAGTCCCTTTCTGAGGGTTCTGTTCTGCGCGCCGACTCAAATAGTGGTGCAAAATCTGCTGCTAGCACAGATCAACTTGAAATGCTAAGCAAGAAGTTGGCAGAAACGAATCTGTTCAACGCAAAGCTTCTCTTCACAAACAAGCTTTTGCAAAACGAGTCGCTCACATCTCGTCAAAAGTCGCAGGTAATTGAGCAACTTGATGCTGCAGAAACAATTCGCGAAGCCAAGCTCGTTTACGAATCACTTGCAAAGACATTAGTCAAGCCTCGCAAGAATGTGACTGAAAGCCGCGTCATCGGTTCTTCTTCACAAATAACACGCCCTGCCTCTACACAAACATTGAATGAAGGTGTCGAGGCCGAGCGTTGGGCAAGACTTGCTGGTATCAAGTGATACGGCAAGATAAATTTCTAATAACTTTTTGATAATCATTTTAGGAGAAAAACAATGAAGACTTTTACAATTGATCAATTAGCACAAGGCATCCGAGAGAAGCATGTCGGCGCCGAACGTGCACGTTTAACAGAAAAATGGAGCCGCACAGGTCTCCTTCGTGGTCTAGACGGTCAACGCCGCGAGATGATGTCACAACTTCTTGAAAACCAAGCTGCTCAAGTCCTTAAGGAGAGTGCATCACTTTCAACAGGCGGCGGTAACGTTGCTTCCTCTGGACAAATCCAGGGTTTCAGCAACATCGCATTCCCAATCGTCCGTCGCGTGTTCGGTGGCCTCGTCGCCAACGAGCTCGTGTCAATCCAACCAATGAGCCTCCCAAGCGGACTCATTTTCTATTTGGATTATACATACGGAACAGACGTTGGACAAGCTGCTGGTCAAACGACAGAAGCGGCCTATAAGAAAGGTCAATCCATTTATAACAACCCAACAGGCCGCGGAGTCCAATCCGGTTCTCTCGCAACTGGCGGTATGTACGACCTTGTTGGAACAGGCTACTCGAAGGTAACTGGTTCACTCACGGCAGTTAACTTTGCTGCAGCTTCAGTTTACTCAGGTTCATGGAGCGGATTAGACGGATTAACCTGGACAGACGGCCTCGTCCTCGGCACAGGAACAAGCTTCAGTGGATCGAATGCTCGCTTAATGGACTTCGACAGTCAAGTTGAAACAGCGCTTACAAACAATGACTTAGATGCACTCTTCGTCTACCTCCCAACAAGCGCACTCACCGGTGCAGACCTCCTCGCAGTCGACCAAGTTGCTGTCTTCAGCGGCTTCGGCGCAAACGCAACGGCATGGGGAGATTCTTACCAAGGTGGAAGCGGCGTTCTCAACCTTCGTCGCCTCAACAAGCGTGGTACCCTTACAGGAACAGGAACATCATTGAAGTTCGTCCCAGACGCACTCAACGGTAACTACGTCCAATTAGTTCTTAAAGGTGCAAACGGTCTATCTACTCTTACAGCAGCAACAGGCCGCGTCACCTTTGCTAAGTCAGATTCTGTTTCTGCCCTCGGTGGTGACGGTGCAGGAGCTGGCGCAACGCTCACCGTTCCTTCATTCGAGTCTGACTTCGGAACAACTCCTTCTCCGGCAATCCCAGAGATTGATATCAAGATCGAGTCACTCGCAATTACTGCAACAACCCGCAAGCTTCGTGCTCGCTGGTCACCAGAACTTGCGCAAGACCTCAACGCATACCACTCCATGGATGCAGAGGTCGAATTAACGTCAATCCTCTCTGAGCAAATCGCTCTTGAGATTGACCGCGAAATCCTCAGCGACCTCGTCACACAAGCCAACGGCGCCAACTACTACTGGTCACGTGCCCCAGGTAAGTTCGTCAACAAGGTCACGGGTGCTGCAGTTTCTCTTGCCTCATCCCTCTCAATCGGACCGGCCTTCACAGGTACAGTTCGTGAGTGGTACGAGACCCTCGTCGAGACCATCATCGACGTTGCCAACACCATCCACCGCAAGACACTCCGCGGCTCTGCAAACTTCCTCGTTTGCGGCCCGGACGTCGCCACGGTCCTCGAGTCCTCGGTCCTCTATAAGC